AAAACATTTACATAAGTTGTGCCGCTATAAATAACAGATGTAAAAGGATTGTTGTCTAAAAGTATTAAACTTGTTTTTGATTCTGGTTGTGGTCTTGGATTATATAAAGCTTGTGGATCAGAACCAACTGGTTTTGGTTGTAGTTGTGGTTGCTTTGCTTCAAATTCTGAAAAATGAACTAATGATCCATTCCATTCTCTAACCATTTCATCATATGGAAATGCCATTCCTGATCTATCAGAAATTGCTAAAGCGTATTTACCTGCTGCGTACTTACCCATTATACTCCATCTCCATAAAATGTTTGTGGTGAAATGAAAGTAGATGTGCCTTGATTATCTGCATCAAGTGCTCTTAATAATTCACTTTCATATCTTCTTTCCAACTCTTGACTCATAGCTGGTGAATATTTTTGACTTAAATAATATGCAAGTCCTGACATCATACAAGGATAAAATCTATTAACTATATCTGTTGTAAAGTTATAAGAACCTGCGTCTTGAATTTTTGCTAAATAATAAAAACAAAATTGAAAATTACTTGGTGTTGTAGAATCAGATACACTTGAACTTGGTGTTGTATATAAAAATATACTTGGATTTAATTTTCTTTCTACATAATATTGTGATGGTGTACCTTTAGCTAATTTATTTGGTGTAGCTGAATAAGCAGATCGATCTATTTTTGTAAGTGCAATATCTTGTGGTGCTGTAGCATCAGAGTTGTTTCTATAATAAGCTTCTAATACTGAATCTATATCTTGTGGAAAATTTTCAGAATCAGATGCAAAATTATATTCTGCTTGACCCTCTACTAATGGAACTTTTGCAAGTTTAACTTTCCATAAATGAACACCTCTATTTGCCCATTCTTGAAACATTATATTTAAAGAACGTCTTGCTGATTTTAATTGATAACCAGTTCTAGTCCCTTGAACTCCAGTTCTTTCAAAAGCTTCTTCTATAATCTCATCTATTTGTGGATTAAACTCTGCTTCGCCAGAAGTGGGTGCAATAGTTTGTATACTATTACCCATACCGCTGTGGTTTGTGCAATAATAAAATAATACAGGAGCCCCAGTTTTTTTAACTGGTGCTACAACAAACGTGGTTTTAGCTCCAGAAGTTCCTGGTGTTCCTGTTGAAGTTACGCCAGTTGTATAAGAAGCAGCTGGTGAATTATTTGGATTTGTAGAAAAAGCGATTTGGTGAACACCGCCGACTGCATTACTAGAGTCAGACTGATCAAATATGTAAGTATTGCCCTCATCTAAATATAAGACAGGTGCTAACTCACCGTTAATGTAAAATCTATTACCGGTTCCATATTGTGTCGTGCCACTTGCTACAGTGACTGTATAAGTAATTGTAGCCACTTAAATCTCCTAGCCGTGTAACAATGTTACTGAAGTAGCTGTTGTTACAATTTGAAACTTCAAAGCTGTGGATGCTCTAAAACCTGTTCCTGGAAACTGCATATATGTAGTTGTTCCTTGAGCATTAGTTTGGTTTGTAGCTGGAATTAAAAATTCAGCTAACACAGTTGCATCATCAAGAATTTTAACTGTAGATGCAGCTGATCCGCCTTCTTTAGATACAAAAAGACCTAAAGCTCTACCTGGTGCTGCTGCACCGCCTGCATCGTGTGTAGCAACGCCTGAAGCTGTTGTTGATTTAATATCTACTGGATATGTACTCATTAATTTTCTCCTAAAATTATGTGTGGGCCGAAGCCCACACTAAATTAATTATTATAACGCAGTTAAATTATTATTTTGTGCGTATGTAACAACCACTCTTGCTTTACCTGCGTTTGCAGAGTTAGCAACAGTAATACCAAAAAGTTCAATATCACTTGTACCAGTATTATCAAAAACACCTACTGCCGCTTGTCCCATAGAAACGTCTAAAGCTGTTGCTGTAACGTTTGTTGCTGGGCAAATGTTAGCTGGGGTTCCTGACGCATTTCCAATAGAAATTGTAGTTGTAGAAGAAGCTGTGAATAGAGCCTCTATAACTAAATCAACACTAATGATTTGACTGTTTGCAGGAATAATAATTCCTAAAGCAGTTGCTGTAGTTGTTGCGTGAGTTAAGGCAACATTCGATGATTGAGTCATTACTACTTGACCAACGTTTTTTACGTTATCACCAAGTGTTGTACCTGTTGTATTTGAAATCGTTCCCGCTTTAATCGGTCCCGAAAATGTAGTTGATGCCATATTTATATCCTCCTAGTTTTCCGAACATAGTCTCTAGGCCGTCGACTATACGCGTCTATGTTCTAATTAAATGTATAGTGTGTCTTTTATACATCACATTTAATTAGAGCGCAAGAGGGCTGTGTTTTTGTGTTGATTTTGTTTGTAGCTTTTTAAGTAGCTACAGAAACTTGTGGTTCAGAGCTTTCTATTTTATTTTGCAAATGCTCTTTCTGAGCTTCTGCAAGTTTAATATGGCTAATTACGTCTCTGACTTTTCTGTCAATCTTAACCATATTGAGAGTATATCTACCCTCTTTAAGATGCTCCTGTTCCCACTCCAGATCTAGACCCTTTTTCTTGTGATAAAGGTCTTGTAGATGTTGCATCATTTTCTCCATCTATAACCTCCTCGTAGGTTATTCGTTTTACTCTTGGATCATACATTTCTCCAAGATATTCCCATTTTATATCACCTTTTCCTAGTTTGTCAATAATAGCATTTTCTATGTCTAATGGACCATCCATCGAGGTAATGGTTATCTCCATTTTGTAATGATATGCATAGATTTTGACTAGGAAATTTTTCATATTCACACCTTATATATGAAAAAGGGGCCGTTTAAAAGCGGCCCCTTTAAATAATTTATTACGTTGCGTTTGATCCGAAGATACCTCTAGGGTCAGAGAATCCGAATACGTATCTCTCTCTAGCTTTGTATCTTACGTTACCAGTATCAAAGTCACCTTCCATTGAAGTTTTGATAGGTGATCTGTTGAAGTGTTTTAGACCATTTGGAACGTCTGTCATAATGAAGAATTTCTTCGCATTTGTCAGATAATGGTTAACTGAATATCCTTGCGGAATCATTCCCATATTTCTGATTGCGTTGATATCATTATCAGCTGTTCCTACTCTGCCAGCAGAATTCATAAGTCTGTCAGCAGTAAATTGTAAAGCAGAAGGAATAATTAATTTAGTTCCTTGTGCTGCAATTTTTAGGCCTCTTTCATCAGTGAATGCAGCGATGTCGATTAAAGACTGCTCCAATGATGTTTCGTTCAACTCCGCAGCTGTTGTTAACTCGTTTGAAAACGTACCAGCTAATGTAGGGTGGTCAGTAGCGCAAAGCTCCTTACCATCTCCACCAGCAAAGTTTGAATCGAACGCGTTGTTTAACACTGCAGCGCCTTTGATGTTCTTAGTGCTCGCCATAGATCTTGCTAAAGCTTTTGTATATCTAGACGCAAGTCTGTCATACAAGTTATCTTCGATAGCTTCTTCTGTGATCGCGAACGCTAATGCAATCGTTTCGTTAGTGTATCTCGCTGTGAAAGTTTCCTGAGCGTCGTCGAAAGTTACACCTTGTCCTTCAGGTTTAACCGCCGCGTTTGAGAAACCAGCTAACATTACTTCCTCTTCGAAAGCTCTGTCAGATGTTTCTGTTTCAAAAATCTCAGACCACTCATCAGCGTATTGTTTATACTCAAGTCCAAATAGTGCATTTAGACCTGGCTCTAGTTCTTTAACTAGTTGTGCTCTTGATATTGCCATAGTTATATACTCCTATTTGTTATTAAGCGTTATACAAGTTACTTGCAGGTAAGAACGATACAATTATGTTAGCACCAGCTGCTGAAAGATCTTTGTTTTCAGGATCTTCCGCGCTTCTTACTAATCTAAATTGTGAGTTCGCATCTGCACCAGTCTTCCTTAACGTAGAGATCGATTGACCATCTTTGTTGTCGGTAGCTGTGTAATTGTTCATATTCATAGCATTAACTGCGCCGAAATCAGCCTGCACGATTGCAGAGTCTGCTTTAACAACATATTCCTGATCAGGATTGTCGTTAACAAACGCGATAATGTCATTTGAACCTGTGTTATAGTTTTTGGAAGTAGCTTGCGCTGCAACCACATTGTTTGAAAACGTAGGTTTTCCAGAAGAGTCGATAAAAAACGCTCCATTGAATACACCTATGCACAAACCATTAGGTTGTCCGCCACCGCCACCACCATTGTTGGCCCAAGCGTTTCCGCCTGTTCCACCATCATCCAGCACTGTAAACGCAACATCTTGAATGTAACCCTGATCTCCGTTCGAACTTTGAACAGACATTGGATCACCTTTGTTTGATGCTACACCTGGTGCTGTTTGGATTTTGTATTCAGATTGTCCTGAAGTTGCTGGAGTATTTCCAACAGTCATTACAGCTCTTAAACCAAATCCAGTTGTACTAGCATTAGCCATAGTATTGCTCCTTTATGTACCTGCCCCGAAGGGCCTCCAGTACGGTTTAATTTATTCGTTGGATAGGAATTGCTAAATAATTAGCTTTTCTTTGTACCACCGAAGGTTACACGAGTATTCGATTCCTTTTGGAATTTCATACTTGGGTGCTGTTCCTTCAAAAGATCGTTATCTACTGCTTCTTCTTTAGCCTCGTTTTGCTTTTTATAATAAGCATCGATTTGAAGCGCGATCTCTTCTGGTATCCTTGCCAGCAAAAGGCCTCCCACTCCTATGACTCCAGCGTATCTGCCTTCATCCATCGTTGGAAAATTTTGATCCGGATATTCATCAGCTCTCACTAATTCCCATCCTTCTCTCAACGAAGACGCTACATTTTTAGTGTCTTGTTGGCCGAGAACCTCGGCTCTAATCCATTGATGTCTGTATCCAGTTGGCGCTGGTGGTGCATCAAGTGAGTTGGGTGGAGTCCAAACTTTTTTACTTTCAGCTTTCGCTCTAGTCTGACTCGCACGTGAAGTTTTTACTTTATCGTTTTCCATATGCCTATACTCCTTCCGTGATATTTAATTGTTTCGCATATTCTTCTAGTGGCACACCTAATCTTTTAGCGATTGCTACCTGTGAAGGTGTGAGCTTGACAGTTTTGCGTCCTTTAGTCGAGGCTGAACGTTTAGCCGAAGCTACATTTTGAACCGGTTTGGCCCTTTCTGTAGTATTGTCTTCTATCTTATCAAATTTATGCGGAAATTCAACTCTTATTCTTTTATCAACTTCATCATAATATTCTTTAGATTTTGGATCAAATCCTTCTTTTTCCACTAATTGTTTATGGATATCAAACGCTGTGTAAGTCATAGCTGAATCATTACCAAACCAAGAATTTTCAGCTGCCCAGGCTTCTGCCATAGGGTCAGTTTGTGCTGATTGTCTTGTTTGTTGAGGTGTTACATTAACCTCTTTTGGTTTAGATTCTGCTGCTACTTTCATAGCATTTAACCTTGCAGCATCCATAGTT